GTGTGATTTTAATTGTTGGAAAGATTGGCAATGTCCCATTATTATTGATTAGTACTGAAACTGAGTGATCAGCATTATTTATGATGGTTCCATTTTCACCGCCTGAGTTATCATTATTCAATACTTTAGTATCGACTGATTCTGCGTAACCGCTTGGAACAAGTAATGTAAATCCTCCATCAGCAAAAAAGCCATCGTCTGTATACTCAATAGCTCCAGTAAGGGTTGCTTCATAGTAAATATTAGGTGTATCACTAAAAGTGAGTTGTTTAATTACATTAGTAGAAATGATACTCCCTAGTTTTTCTCGAACAACATTAACATCAAGACCATCAATAACATGGAAAGTCATTGGAATTTCTTTTGCTTTCCTTCTGCTTTTTAGTACCTTAGTCCCGTCTCCAGAATTTTCTTCAAGTAATAATTCGCTTTCGCTAGCTACACCTCGATTCACTTTAATAAATCTTACATAGTCCGTTAAATAATCATCTCCGTATTTGACTTTAAACATTTAGTTTCCTTTCTTAAAAATTTAGTAAATCTGCAATGGTAGTTTTTGTGTCAGAAACTTTTTTAAAATCATCATAAACCGCTTCAGCAAAAGGTTTGCCATTTATATCTAAAATGATTTTGCGTTTGTTCATTTCATCAATTTTATCTGCCATTCTATCTACTTTCGAAGCAAGATTAGAACTATTTGAATTAGCTTGCTGAGATTGACTAAATGTGCTAGACCCTGTGACAGTAGCATTTAATGCTGTATCAAGCGAAGGTAATCCTCCTGTGAGCGAATCAGCTAGCTTGTTAGCCATAGATGAAACATTAGCTTGAACTTTTTTGAACTTGTCTTGAAGTCCTTCGTCCAACCCTTCCATGATTGAACCACCATGAGGAATGAGTAAGCGTCTATCATATGAAATAGGCCCTTTATGGTCTGAAATCCATTTACCAATACCACCTACCCAGCTCTTAACATCTTCGAATTTGTCTTTCAAACCATTAAAAAATCCGCTAATGATTGCGGAACCTTGTTCATAAAGTGTATCTAGTCCAAATAGCCCAGCGATATCTTTTATAAAATTCTTAAAAACATCGACTGGATTTTTGCCGCTAATAATACCATTTACAAAGCTTCCAATGATTTGTCCACCTTTGCTAAGGAAGTCACCCACAGATGAAGCGATAGCTCCTATCAAAGCAGCTATCACTTTTCCAATCGCACCTAATACTTTTGGAATTGCTTGAAGTATACCATTAGCCAAAGCGATGAGGATTTGAATAGCAGCAATAATAATTGATGGTAAATTATTAATAATTGTCTTAACAATCATCAATATAACCTGAACAATTGCTGGAGTTAACGCTGGCAATGCTTGTGCAATACCATCAACAATCGCAAGAATTATTTTAATAGCCGCTTGAATAATAGTAGGTAAATTAACAATGATAATAGTAACGAGCTGTGGCATTAATGCTGTAAATGAATCAATCAGCATTGGTAAAGCAGTTGTAATACCCTCAACCAACGCCATAATTATTTGAAGTGCTGCTTGAACTAAAAGAGGTAAGGTTGTCATTATAACCTGAATGATTTGAGGTAGTAACGTCGTGAACATTTGCATTAATTGAGGAAGTGCGGTTACAAATCCATTTATTAAAGCTAAAATAATCTGAACGGCTGTATCAATAATTTGAGGAATGTTTATCATCAAAATATTAATGAGTTGAGGAATCATAGCTTGAAAGTTAGCAATTAATTGAGGTAAAGCCGCACTTACACCTTGAACAATTGCTAAAATTAATTTAAGCCCTGTATTAATCAACATAGGCAATCCTGTTACAAAAGCATTTACCATTTCAAGAAGAGCATTTGTTAATAATGGTATCAGTGTTGGAATTTGCTGTGAAATACCATTTACCAATCCGTCTATCATTGCTATTCCTTGCATTATTAAAGTTGGTCCGCTTTGAGCTAACATGCCTATAATTGATTGAACCGCTTGTCCAAGTGCTGAGGTCAGCTGAGGAGTAGCTCCAACAATACCTTGCATCAAACTCATGATGATATTAACCCCAGCTTGAATAATACTAGGTATTATAGTAATTATTGAATTTACCAATGAAATTATTCCTGCTGTAAAAGAAGGAATAACTGTTGGCAAAAGACTAACTATTGTAGTCAGCAAAGTTCCAAAAAGTGATGAAACTGTAGAGAATACTGTCGGTAGAAGTTTAGCAATTGCCCCCAATAAACCTGTAATAACAGGAGGTAATGCAGTTATCAGATTTCCGATAATAGGAGTAATATTGTTAATAACATTAGTCAAAGAACCCATTAAGTTATCGACTAATTGTTTGATATTAGCGTTGCTACTACCCAGACCAGTAATCAGATTTTGATAAGCCGCTTTTGTACTATCAATTGAACCACTGATAGTTGAAGCTGCTTCTTTTGCTGTCGTTCCAGTGATACCCATTTGCGTTTGTACAACGTGAATAGCTTGGGTTACATCAGCAAAACTAGAAATATCATACTTCTGTCCAGAGAATTTTTCAGCGTCTGATAAGAGGCGCTTCATTTCTTCTTGAGTCCCACCATAACCAAGCTTTAAGTTATCCAACATGGTGTAGTTTTGTTTTGCAAAACCTTGATAAGCATTCTGAATATCACCGATATTTGAACCCATTTTATTGGCATTATCTGCCATATCGACAACTGCTTGATTAGAGTAATCAGCAGCCTTTGCAGTATCTCCTTTAAGAGATGCAACCATAGAGGCTGAAAAACCTGTTACAGTTTCCATATAGGCATTAGCTGACAGCCCTGCTGTTTTATATGCATTATCAGCAAATCCTTGTACTGTCTTAGAAGCATTGCCAAAAAGAGTATCAACACCACCTACTAACTGTTCATAATCAGCATAGGAGGAAAGAACTTGCTTACCAATTCCAACAGCCGCAACACCAACTGCTGCTGTTCCAGCAATTGCTGCAGCTGTTCCAGCTTTTAAAGCACTGCCTATTTTGCTACCAGTTCCAGACATGACCGACCCTAATTTATTATATTCAGTCATTGCCTTTGCGCTATCTAATAAGACGTCAATTACTACTGCTCCATCATTGGCCATTTAATTCTTCCTCCTTTCTTCTCATGAACTCCCGTTGCTCTTTTAAATCCATCATTTCGAATTCAATTTTTTCGCGGTCTGATTTCAGAGCAACTGCACTTTTAGCTTTTTTGATTTCTTTACGCTCTTTTTCAGTAGCATTTTCAGGAATTTCCATCTGCCGAATTTCAATCACTCGCCTAAACTTAGAAGTTTCTGATAACCCAGTTAAGAGAGCATTAAACTTATCCCAACTCATGGTATGATTTCTAAATTTTTCGAGCGATATCTTTCCAGACTGAACTTTATTCCAGTAATAATTTGATTTCTCACGCTCTTTTATTAAATCAATTCCATAATCTTGCATAAATGAAGCAAAGATATAATCAGCGTCTTCCTCAAAGTCATAAAATTTCTTCTCTTCTTCGAGGATATTGCCTTTCATATCTCTCTCAACCGTTTCTTCCCTAGAATTATCACCAATTATCTTTTGTGTTAATCCTTCAAGTATTAGCTGAAAGTCTTCCTCTGGTATCTCATTAATAGGTGCTAAAAAGAACATTTCAATGGTAATGAACAGTTTTTCAGATACATCGATATCATCTTGCTTATAAAGCTCAAATAACCTCAGAACTCGTGAAAAATCCATTACAACTTCATAATCAGCAGTTTTGGCTTCAATTACATCTGGCTGACTCCATGAAAGAGAAAGTACCATGTAAAGCCTCCTGTCTTAACGTTTTTTACCGTCAATAAATGATTGAGCTTTAGATTTTGTTTGAATCAATTGGAACTGCTCTGTTACTTGACGCATTCCTTCTTCAACTACAAATAAATCTTCATCTGCAACATCATAGAGTTTTTCAAAAGCACCATCACACAAAATTAAATCTGTATATTCTTGAATTTTTGATTTAATGAACTCAAGCAATTCAAATAATGCTTTAAGGTCATTTTTACCCTCTAAAATCTTGACTTCTTTTCGCTTGCTCTCAATTTGCTCATTAATTTTAGGAAGCTCTTCTGTATATTTTTTTAAATATCGAGTACCCATTTTAATTTCGAACTTGATTCCAAAAACACGAGTAGGGATGACGTTTTTCTTGAGTTCAACTACGATTTCATTTTGTTTTTTTGCCATTTTTTCTCCTTAAAAAATAAAAGCTAGAAGGAATCCCCTCTAGCTTTATGTATGTATTACACGCCCAAAGATTTTGAATCATCTGGCAAACCATTGAAAGTGATAGTTGCTTCAAAGTTACCGCGCTCACCGGCATCCCCGCCACCATGAACGATTCCTGAAAGAGTGGCATTACCAGAAAGAATTCGCCCGTCTGGTTCTGTATGTTTGAAATAGACAACACGGTCTTGACCTGTTTTAGCAAGTCGTTCGCGAATAAACGATTGTGCATCACTATCAGCATATCGGCGGTGACCTTTAAATGCATAGCTTGTCGAAACAGATGAAATATTCGTTTGCTTACCGCCTTTATCAGCGTAGTAAGAATAATCCGATGAATCTTCATCATTTTTTAGATCGACAGATTGAATGCCTTCAGCTAGTTCATAAAGTTTGCTAGGTGGTGTTACCTTACCTGTGCCAGGGGCAACAGTTCCTGCTTCTCCAATTTCGTACTTATTGAGGTAATTTAAAGCAAATCCTGTATAAGTCATTTTTTTCTCCTTATTTTCTAATATTTAGTGCAAGCGTTAAAACATAAAGATAGGCATCATGTTCTTGTTTTCCAAGATTTCTTGGTTGAGTATAAACTGAACTAGAATCAAAGAAAAAAGAGCCATCTCCTGATTCAAGAGTTACCAATTCATTATTTTCATAACGAGGTAATCTATCAAAATCATTGGCTATCTTCCATGCATCATTGTAAGCTTGCAATTGGTCAGTGTTTTTTATTGTGACTTGGACTAAAAAAGACATTTCCCTACCAAGAGAAAGGTCTTTTATTCCTTGTCCAGACGCCACAGATTGAAGCGATATGTCACGCTCATTATCTTGTGGAGGATTATCCTCTTGGATAATTTGGCGGCCGCTATCGGTTAATCGTGGCGTTTCTAGTTGTAAAGTTCGCAAACGATTAGAAAGAACTGAAAATATATCCATCAAAGATTCTCCTTAATAGCATTTTGAGCAACTCTTCTAATATCTTCCATGTCTCGTGACTTTGCAACTTCTCCCCACCTCTGCTCGGCATCTGGATTATGTTCCTTAGATGGGGTACCAATGTAATAGGCATAAGCAGCATAATCTGTATCCCATATTACTTGCCCTTTATCAAAGTTACTAGCGCTCCAAACGCTCGATTCAGTTGCTCCAGTATCTTTTTTGACATACTTATTGGCTTTTTTAGCAAACTCTACGCTTGTTGGATTGAGTGCTTTTTTAATTGCTCTATCAACTCGGTTAAAGTTTCCTTTAAATTTAACACTCATTGTAACTGTACCTCCAAATGATGAGGGGTTCCTTGGTCAGTATAAGCTTCAAGACAGCCAATAATATTTAACTTCTTATTTTTAAAAGCTATCTTTCCTCCCTCATTAATTTCAATGAAAGGGCTAGAGTTTACTGAATCAATAAACAGAATGCCATTTGTATATGCTTCTGTATTGTCCGATTTAGTCACTTTCTTTCGAGTTGGAGTAAATCGTACATTCTTAATTACTGTACTTTTAGGCTTAGAGCCACCTCCCATAGAACCATCGCCAACGTTTGACGGCTCTGTGTAGGTTACTTCATGAATCAGCAGTCTTTTCGGGATTGGTTCAAATAACACTTATTTTTACCTCCTTTTTGACTAAAAGACCCGTTCCTTCCAGATACATTAATGTACTGGGAGATACTCTGTTTGTCTGCCTGCTTGAAGAAGGTTGGCTTGAAGAATAACTAAACCCAGAAATAGAAACGCTTTGAGATGATGAACTGACGCCGTTTATATTTGATTCAATACCTTCAACTTTGAAGTATTCAATTTGAGCACAAACAGCCTTTTTAATTAACTCTTGGACATTTGTTTTTAAATTATCAAATCCAATTTGAGGTATTTTATAATTTGTCAAAGAATCAATGATATCCTGAGAGCGTTTATTAAATTTTGGAAATCCATCATTTGCTATTGATTCTCCTTTATAAGATTCATCATAGTAAGTTTTATCTACATATTCCATTTGACCTCCTTTCCAAAAAAAAGAGTGGCATAAACCACCCTTTTTATTTAGAATTATTTAGCAGTTACGGTAATCTCGCATGAGTTACGGTAATCTCGCATGTTGCAGTTTTACCATTTGAAGTTGTGGCTGTAATTGTTGCTTTTCCTTCTGCAACGGCAGTAACAGTTCCTTGAACAGGAGTGACTGTCGCAATAGCAATATTATTAGAACTAAATGTTACAGTTTTATCGTCTGCGTTATCAGGAGCAACTGTAGCAGTTAATTTTTGAGTTCCACCAACAGCTAAGCTTGCAGTTGTTTTATCCAACGTTACCCCAGTTGGTTCTTGGGGAACATCAGGGTGTCACCGTAACAACACCAACCATCTTAAGTTCACGGATTACGAAGTCAGCTGATGTCAAAACAAAATGATAAGTTGCTTGTTTAGCAATTGATGTTGGATCGGCTGCAGCTGTCTGCATTTTAACTTCATATCCAAGAACTGGGGTCAAATTTTCAAATGGTGAGAATAAAACAACCTTATCTGGGAAGTTATCAACTACTTCAACTGCAAAACCAGCAATATTTGTAAGTTGTCCATTAACAATTGCTACATCCCCAAGATTAGTTGCACGGCTTTGGATTTCAGCAACATAATGAGTTGAAGTTTTCAATGACATAAACCACTTGAAGTTAGAGTTGATGTATTTGCTTTCGAATCCTCCCACAACATCAGTCGTAAGTGTTTCGATTGTTGGAAGCGCAGTAGGTGTAAGTTTAACAACCGCTCCTGCTTGCGCTTTTTTAATGAATCCATCCTTTTGTTTCAAGAATTCATCCTTTGAGGCAGTGTCTCCATTAAAAGCAAGGTCTTGTAAATCAGCTCCAAATTGTTGTTGCATAAGAGTTGTCAACGCTTGGCGTACATCTTGGCCACGAGTTTGAGCAGTATAAAATACATTACTGTTTTCAATCCATGCATCAACGAAAAATGGTGAAAGAGTAAATGATACAGAAGATTCTTCGGCAATATCTGAACCTGTAGGAGTTGTAGCTGTTCCTTTATGCGTGCGCATTGTACGGCGTTTAACACCAAGCTTATCGATAGAACCTGTTGATGATTTAGCAAAGTAAGGTGGCAATTTTTGAAGAGTTGCTTGTCCAGAAACGACATCCAAAACAAATGCACGCGCATTGTCAGAACGAAGCGTCACGTCGTTACCTGCTTTAGAAATAGCAGCAAATTGTTTTTGTAAAAGTTCTGTGTTGTTCATATTGTTTTTCTCCTTTAGTCTTCAATTGGGAAAAGTGCATCAACATAACTTGGTGTTGCTGACTTTTTAACTGTTTCTGAAATAATTTCATTAGTATTGCTGACACGAGCTTTTTCTAGAGCTTCAAGACGTCCAGCCATTGGAGCAATTGCTTCAGAAACTGCTTTTGCTACTGCTTTCGCATCAAGTGCTGTTTCTTCTTCATCCTCTTTGTCTTTTTTCTTTTTAGGGTCTGCTTCAGGGTCTTTTGTAGCTTTTTCTAGAGCTTCCAAACGATCATTGATTGGTGCAAAAGCTTCACCTAGAGCTTTTTTAAGTTCTTCTTGAGTCATTTCGACTTCCTCCTGTTTTTTTAAATTAAAAAAAGACTTAACCGTACTGATTAGTCCTTGTTTAGTAAGTGGTTGTGTTGTTTGAAATGAGTTAATTAATGCTGATAATTCACTAATTTCTTTTCGGATACCTTCAATCCTTGTTGAATCATCAACAGCGTAGTTATCCAAAATATTCCATGTTGCAGAACGAAACGCATCAAGCGCAGCATTAATATCACGATACATTTTGCTGTTATTGAAGTTGTCAGTGGTCTGTTTCTTAACTTCTTCGACCTCTGCTGTTCCAGCAAGAGAGTATCCTGTAAATTCTCCCTTTTGGATTGACTCCCAAAGTTCATCTGTAGCTTTCGTTACAAGAACCCAAGTTCCTTTAGCAATAGCAGTATCACCTACCGTCATATCACTTGGAGCGACATAACTTTCAACAACTTTTCCAGCACTCGTTTTAAAATCATGTTGCTTATCAATGTTTTGATATTCTTCCATGAATCCATGTGCTGCTTTTTCAATCGTTTCAGCGTCCATAAAATCGCCGTGTGCATCTTCTACATCAGGCTCATAGACAACTCCATAAACTAGCTGTTGAGGGTCATCTGACTTTGTTAAAAGTTTTACTGTCGTTTCAAAAGTTGGTTCACTAGCAGATTTAGTCAAAAAGAATTGCTTTTTATTTGCTGCTTTGTCAACATACGAAACATGAGTAACTTTTACATTTTCTAGCTTTCGCATTTTTATCCTTTCTGTTTAATTTTTGGTGTACTTGTCAGCAAGTACAGGATTCATGAAACAATGACAGCTGATAGAATTGCCTGGCGATAATTGAGGGTCCCTTGGATACCTCGCTCTTTCGCCATCAATAATAAAGAAATCATCAACTGCAACAACTGTTCCGTCTGCCTGCCCATGTGACATTCTTGGTTCTCCTATACCACTAGTATGTCTCCATTCCTTTCCTACTATGTTCGGATTGGACATCATCGCTTCATACTGAGAACCTGAGTACATCCTTAAAACCTCAGTAATTGATGTTGTTCTTGCTCTGCTATGTCCAAACTCGTCTAGTTTAGAGAGGTTGCGCTCTAGCCATTTAATGCCCTTTCCTTCGTCATACGAGGATTGAACAAGAAAAATGAACCTCTCTTTAGAAGTTAGGTCCATTAATTTCGGTAAGCCTTTAAGCCACTTATCAATTTCTTTTGAATGACGGCTTTTAGGATTGAATTCACTCTTTCCTTTATATTTGCTATTGAATTTATCAAAAAGTGCTACATAAGAAAGTTTTATTTTGGGATTGACTCTTTCGGACATTTTACTAATGAAAACTCTAGCTGCAAGTGCTGCTATAATCATTTTCCGACTTGGTTTTTTATCTTTTTGAGCTAACTCTTCCAAGATTGGCGCAACTTGCTCATAATCTTCCTGAAGTATATCCTCTAATTCCTGTTCAATATCAGATATATTATCAGCAAGAGTTTCAGTAAAGCTAAAACCAGCCTTCCTTAAAAGCTTAATCAGCTCTTCTTTTTCCTCTGCTGATAGTTCTAAAGATTTTTGAATTAATTCCGCATCATTCATCACGCGCCCTCCGCATTATTTGACGGATGCCTGCCGCTATATCTGCCCCTGTTTCTGTTCCATAAGCTTTAGATAGGTTCACATCATCAGAATTTAGCCCGTTTTGAGCGTTGGACTGTTTGGTCGGTAAATTATACTCCTCACCCTCAAAGTTCTCTAAAGGTAAGCCAAGTACATCAGATAAGGGTCCGCGCAAATCATTTGGAGCAATGGAACCAGCAGAATTTGCAACTTGAATAAACTTGGTAACGTCATCCATATTTTTAATTTTTGGAGCTTTAAGATAAACCTCAACATATTTAAGGTCATACTCTTTAAATAAAGAATTAATCCGCCAAGCATAAGATTCACGCAAAGGTTGAAAAACTTGTTCCTCTGTTAATTCTTTGGCAGTCTCAGCAGTGTTTCGGTTGTAGTCAGTAGTCTTTGCCACATATATTGGAGGAAGCCTGAACGCCCCTAAAACAGCTTGAGTGACATTCTCATCATATTCAAGGAAAAGTGCATCTTTTTGTAAAACATCAGCAAGATGTTCAACTCTAATTGATGGCTTACTTTTATCTTCTCCATATCCTGCCGCTTCTTCGCCTGGCGAAACTTTTTCAGATTCTAACAGAATAAATTTATGTTGATTTTCTTCGCCACCAATTGAATCAGCATAGCTCTTCAAAGTCGCTTCACTTGCTTGTGTAAGTTGAGCATTTTCAAGCATGATTGCCAGAGGAATGTGCCGACCTTGTACAAAATAACGATAATTCAGCTCATCGGCTTTACGATTACCAATAATTTTAATCAGCGGTCCAATCCATCTTGGAACGCCATACGGGCTTTGGAAGTCTCCGATTTTAATGTGAATGACTTCAGTTGCTGTTCCATTGCCGATAGAACCATTCGTATCAAGTGGCGTTGTATCGCCATAAGCCTTAAACCAAGTCCCAGAATTTACGGAGCTATCATCTGAGTTGTCACGATAATTAAAATATCTAACCTTAATCTGTTGACCTTGGTCATTAGTGACTACATTCTGCTTGGTAACTGTCATAAATTCAGGCTTGATTGAATCAATCCCTACAACATGACCGACGCCATTTCTAATAACTTCAAAATATCCATTTCCACATTCTTCGACTTGACGAATGACTTCTTGGACGATTTCCTTAGGCGGACGTTCAAAGCTTAATTCATTGAGTAATTCTGTAAGAACATCCCACTCTGCTTTTGTTTCCTCGTTTTCGTTGGAATCATCCATTTTGTATCTCAAATCAAGACCGAATCCAGCAACGTTAGTTGCATAAGCTTCAATACATTGGTTAAGAATATTGCTATTATCGACTACATCTCTCAAAGCAGCAATATCATAAGGAGGACTAATTAAAGTCAAATCTCTTCTAAAACTCTGTTCTCCATTTTCGCTTTTGATAACAGAAGCTAATACCCTGCTTTCATCTGCCATAACAGCCTGTTTCTTTAACCCTTTGGGAATTCCACCAGATTTCCCACCACTTATAATTTTAGATGTCAATTTATCACCTCCCTAAAATGCTGTTGTTCTATTTTCTCTTCTTGTGTGTACTGGCCTTTTATCTAATCTGACAAGTGCCTGAGTCATACTATCGACATCATCGTCATGCGCTCCATTTGGAAAAGCAGTCAACTCATCAAGTATCTCGTCACTATATGATTTCCATAGTGGATGTGGCAAATAAACATTGCCAGCCTCCCATAGAGGAGATACTGCCTGCGCTCTTACTTCTTTACCACCTTGTGGATTTACTGGTACTATACCTTTTATTTTTTTTTGTAGCATTTCAATTACTGCAGAACCGTTGGCTTTATCCTCAATAAGTTTTCCAATAGCTTCTGGATGTTTGGCAGTCATGACTTCAATAGCCTTCATAGTATCAACAATCCCCATTCGCTCATGATGACGATCTAACAGATAATTTTCTACACCAGCACGCGCCCAGACTTGACCTGAAACAAAGTCAGATGTATTTTTATCTTTGAATGTACAGTCCCATGACTGCATTTGAATATCAAAATGACTTGGCATAACTTTTACATCATCACCAAGTCCTAATTTAACTTTCATTTCGAGTGTAGGCACATAAAACTTAGCCCATGACCGTTTAAAAATATCCCCGCCAGCTGGTGTTGGTCTTTGTTGATACAAAGCAGCCCAACCACGAGAGCCAGTTACTTCTTTAGTTTGTCTTGCCCATTCTTCATCTTTTCCGATTTCAGGAGCAAGAGATTCACCAATTTCACGATTTAATAAGTCGTTTTCTTCTGCAACTGCTGGTATTTTTATTTCAATCCATGGTAATTTATTTTCTTTAAGAAGTCGTCCTGCTAAATCATCCTCATGCCATCTAGTCATGATAACAATCACAGAACCATCAGCAGATAAACGGGAGTAAAAGGTATCTTGCCATTCGCTATATATTTTGTCACGAATAGTTTTAGATTCCGCCTCAGCCCTATTTTTTATAGGGTCATCTATAATAAGTAAATTTGAACCACGCCCTGTAGCTCCACCTAAAATTGATGTGCTGTAAAGTTGCCCTAAATGTTTATCAATTCCCCACTCTGAAACACTAGCGGTATCAGAACTGATTTCTAAATCAAATAATTCCTTGCTGAAAGTTCTAAACTTTTCTCGGTTTTTTCTACCAAACTTCTTATAAAGTTCTTCCGAGTAAGAAACAACCATTGCAAGTTTATCTGGATTCTTCATCAAATAATATGAGGGGAAAGACTCTGTAATGAATGTTGATTTCCCGTGTTGAGGTGGTAATTCAACGATAATAAAAAGACGTTCACCTTCTGATATCCGTTGCAAATAAGGAGCAATATACCTTTGATGTCTCAACGGCTCAAAAGTACAATTATTAGCATAGTAGAAATAATCAATATAATTTCTTCTAGCAAGCTCTTTTAGGGCCTCCTCCCGGATTTTGTTCATATCATGTTCTATCAATGCCATTTGCTAACCTCCGAAGTTCTTCTTCTGTTAGGTTTTGCATAGGATTACGAACCCCAATATCACCAGAAATTTGTGTTTCTCGTTTATCTCGCCATTCATTCGGCTTACGATTTTTAAGCCAGAAAATAGCCGCGGTTGTATCTGGTGCAACCTGCTTAGTAACTTCTTTTGAGATAACCATTTCACTTTCAGAAGGTTCTTCTTCAAAAAGTTCCTTTATACTTAACGAAAAAGTTATCCACTTTTGAATAAGTTTAGCTTTATCTTGGGTATAAAATTCTTGCTTTTGAAACCACGAAAGCCACTGATTATCTTTTTTAGAAGAGTTGCAAGAAGCACAAGCTGGCACAACATTAGCGATTTCTAACTCACCTTTTTGCTTGAGCGGCTGCAAGTGGTCTTTTGTAAGTTTTCCTGACTTTCCACAATAGCAACAACTTGAGTCAAAATAATCAATACAAGTTGCCCATTGTTTTTCAGTAAGCTTACTTTGTCCATCATGCCTTTTCTTTTGAGACTCTGATGACATCCGTTCTTTGGTTACTTCAACAAATTCATAACCTAAAGCACGTTTTAACAAAGCATTTTCGACTTGAATGTCAACAACTTCTTTACCCTTTTTTAGGGCCTCCAAAATCTCCAGATGACTTTTTTTCCAATTACCCAGAGTTGAAACAGCAATCCCCATATTATGAGCGATTTGCTCCTCTGTTAAGCCGTCTCTTGCCCAACCTTGAATCTTGAGTAATCCTTCTTCTAAAATCCATTCTTCATATTTAGCTTTTGCCATTTCTCCTCCTTTCTAAAAATCTACACAAAAAAACCGCTATTTCTAGCAGTTTTTATCACTTGGAGAATTATGAGTATTGGCTCGTCGTCTTAAACCATGATATAAGTATACCACTTAAAACACGGGGTAAAATTCAACGAATCATTCAAAAACATTTCACGATTTTACCACTTATAAGTAAGGTCTAATCATTTCTTTAAAAGATTTGTTCCAACGCCATAATGTGGTAACACCTACAAACATCTCTTGAGCTACTCCGTACCATGTCATTCTTTGCTGATAATGGAGTAGTAAAGCTTTTTTTGTCTCACTACATTCCACATCCCAGAACATATCAAGTATTTCTTTTTGCCTTTTCATTTTTCCGAGAATGCCATTGAGTTCATCTTCCTCAACTCTTAAAAATTCCGACTCTTGCGGTGCTATTCCAAATGATTGTGTTCTAATCCCAAGATTATCTGTAGGTTTCCTAGCTCTCAAATCAAGCTCTCTAGCTTTGATATTTGCTGCTAACTTTCCTGTCAAGTAATCTCCAATAATTCTATCTAACTTATCTGCCATTCATCAAATTCTCCTTTTGTGGTATAATTAAGTTAGAAATTCAGTTGCCGAAGCCCATTGCAGTGGGCTTTTTGTTTAATTAATTAATTTAAAATATAACGAGATTAGAAACGCAATCCCAAATAATATATTAAAGATTGCGGTCCCAATACTTATTGGACTTCTTGGCTTTCCAATTGCATAAGGCGTAACGAACATTCCAAGAATCAGTAATAGCACGTAGGCTATGATAATTATATTTGCAATCATTTTCCCTCCAGTTGAGTTTAGCGAGTTCCTAGCTCAGTATGATATAATTTGTTAGACCATAAAAATATAAACGTTAGAATTCACAATTTCGCTCAAGCTTGGTCAGCTTGGGCTTTTTATTATCTCCTTTATTCAAGTCATATTCCTTGTGCTAGACTAATAAAAGTTTTAAAATAATAGAATATAACTATTTGAAGGAGGATTTAATCATGAGTTATGTTGTAAATAAAACTGGCGACTTTAGCGGTTATCATGAAGTACA